ACATCTGTAATATTTTTACAATGACTTACATTTAATTCATGCACATTTCCTAACGCACTTACATCTGTAATATTACAACTATTTAAATTTAAAGTATGGACTTTTCCTAACTCACTTACATCAACAATTTGTTTACAATTACTTAAATCTAAAGTATGAACATTTTTAAATACACGTACGTCAGTAATATCACAAAAACTTAATTTTAAAGTATGAACGTCTTTCAAAACACTAAAATCTGTAATTTTATCGCATTTACTTAAATCTAATTCATAAACATTCCCTAATGCACTTATATCTGTAATATTGTAACAACCATGTAAACATAATGTATGAACTTTTCCTAATGCACTTACATCTGTAATTTGATTACAATCGGTTAAATCTAAATCATATACATTACCCAATGCACTTACATCAGTAATTTGATTACAACCATATAAATTTAATGTATGAACATTACCCAATGCACTTACATCGGTAATATCACAAAATTTTAACTTTAATGTATGAACATTACCCAATGCACTTACATCAGTAATTTTATCACAACAAGATAAATCTAAAGTATGAACATTACCCAATGCACTTACATCAGTAATTTGATTACAACCATATAAATTTAATGTATGAACATTACCCAATGCACTTACATCAGTAATTTGATTACAACCATATAAATTTAATATATGAACATTTCTTAATGCACTTACATCAGTAATTTTATCACAATCATATAATCTTAAGGTATGAACATTGCCCAATGCACTTACATCACTAATATTTTTACAATGTCTTAAATCTAAAATATGAACATTGCTTAACGCACTAACATCTGTAATTTGATCACAATACGACAAATTTAAAGTATGAACATTACCTAACGCACTTACATCTATAACATTACACGCAGTTAAATTTAAAGTATGAACATTTTTTAACGCACTAACATCAATGAGGTTAGAACAACAGTCTAAATCTAAAGTATGCACGTTTCCTAATGCACTAACATCTGTAATATTATGACAACGCACTAATTTTAAAGTATGAACATTACCTAATGCACTAACATCTTTTACATCCGACATAGTTAAATCTAACCAATGAACATTTCCCAAATGACTAACATCAATCATGTTTGGTAATTTATCATCAGTCCCTAAATAACTTAAATCTAAATGAAGTTGTTTATTTGGATTAAATATTTTATTTAAAACTTTATTTTTAAATAAAATATCATTATAATACATCAATGAATATTCTTTATTTAATTTGTAAGTAATATATTGTTTGAATGTTAATAACATTGAACATGTGTTGCATAAACTTTGTAAATGTGTATATGTATTTATAATTCCGAATAAATCTAGATTGGTGAATAGGTCCATTGTTTATGATTTAATTTTATACATTTTTAATCAATTTTTTAGTGTTTTTCTTCCATATTTACAATATTGTTTTTGAGAAAAACCTTTTGGCCGATTACAATTAATACTTTTTTTATAGGTTGTACTCCATTTTCTTTTTGTTTTTTTAATTGTCATTTATGTTATAATTAGATTAAAAAGTCACTAATATGTTGAATTATGTTTTCGTCAAACCCATGAATGCGTCGCAAATAGACCATGCTTATTTTTTTTCGCTTTTTTAATCTATCCATGTTTACATTGATAAAGTATTGCAACGAATGTGTAATATATGTATTATTTTTGATTAATAAATCTTTTGTAAAATAATAAATGAATTGTTTAATTACATTACATCCATCTAAATCCATTGCATAATAATATTTTTGTTGAACATATTGAAGGATATACAACATTTCTTCAGGAGTTTGTATAAATGTCAAACAATCTTTTTCTGAATACCATAATGTCGGAATCCATCGGTTACAAAATTGTTGAATGATTAGTTCGCTATGTTGAACATTTTTAATTAACCATATATGGTCTTCTCTATAGATGCCATAAATAAGTAAATAATCTTTATGTAAAGTTTCTATAAAATACCGTAATTGTTTTCCTATCCATTTTTCCCATTTATTCTCAAGGATTTTAAATTTATCCGAGTTCAATTCAAACATAGTATATTAATTTATACTATATTGGAATAAAATCAATTTAAAATGATGCCCAGATTTCCATTTCTGTTACAGATATATTAATAGTAGCCATGTACTGAAATAATTTTTTGTGTTTATTTGGCATTAAATCAAACTCATGTTGTTTATTGGATGGAGGAGTTTTAGTATAATATAAAACTAAAGATAAATATTGTAATAATTTAGATGTTGGTAATTTTTCTATTTCATCTATTAGTTTAGATTTTTCTGATTCAGTCAATTCTTTTTTATAATATTGCAATTGCCTAGAACTATTATATATACCCCAAAAAGTATGAAACAATGGATATTTGCTTATTAATTCATCTGCAAGATTTGGGTTGATAGGTATTTCTATATGTACTCCTATAAAAGGATTAGGATATTCTCCAAAGGTCAAAAAATATTGTACAACTCTGGGTTTATCTTTGACTACATATTCATATATACTACGTGTTAATTCATTCCATGTAATTTTTTTACTTAACATTTTATTTTTTAATGTATCGCGAGTTTCTTCCCTTGTGGAAGAGAAGGGTAAAGACAATTCATTTAAATAATAACAATAAATGTATACTTGTTGAGGTGTTAATTCATCTATTCTATCATTTAATTCTTTCAAATCTGCTATAGATAAGCCTGTTGGAGTTTTATCTACTGCAGCCATTGGTTTAACTAGTTTATTAACATCTTGCAATGTTTTTGTTATAAGTGCACTCATATCTAAATTATTGAATGCGTCAACTGATTCCAATGAACCTAATTTAAGGTCATTTTTTTTCAAAAATGTTTTAATTTCCAATGCCATATTTTCAGTATAACCGCGAATTACATTTTTAAAATAAGTTGGATCATTTTTTCCTTCCGTAATACATGCATGTATAATATCTTTTGTATTTAACGTTGGGTTTAATAATATAGTTTCCATCATAAACATGTTCCATAATTGACAATATCCACTCTCTTTTGCATTGGTAGGTAACAAATTTTCTAATCCTTGAAACCCTTTTGCAGGGCAAATTTCCTCAGGAGTTCTATAGACAGGTGTAAATCCTATTAACACATCTCTTGCATCTTCGCCTTCAAAAAAATCTTTTAATGTTGCATTTAATTTATAATCACTATAATCTTCCGAAAATAGTTCACTTCCATGAGGTTCATATCGTTCAATGACTCGTTTGAAAGGTCTGTAAATAAGAATATTCACATGTGCCCAACTTTGTGCGGTGGATACAATATATAAAGTAATAAAAATTAAATCTGAACCACGCTTAACACAATCTTTCATTTCACGTAAGATGGTTTTAGAATAATCTAAACTATTTGTATCTACAAAATAATTTAATGCCATAGTTTGTGAACTATGAAACAAATCTCTAAATATAGCACAGTTGGTTGCATATTTTCGTATTAAATAAACATAAATAAGATTCATATATCTACCTGATTTATACATTGGGTCTTGTTGTTGTTTACCTGCAGATTCAAATTTAGTTAAAAAATCTTTAAAATTAAAATTTGGGTTGTGTATATCGGGTGGAGGCAACACAACATGTACAATATCTTTGGATTCTTTTTTGCTATCATCTGTCGGAAGCATTAAACATTTGCCTCTAACTAATACAGAACCTTCTGGACACTTTATACATTTTTTGGTAGTTCTATTATATTTAAAAGTATCGGGACATTTTTTTCCTTGGCGGTCAGTTTGTATAGGTGGTTGTAGAACACGAACAGGTTTGGGTAAAGATGGTTCACAATTATCTGTTTTTTTATTAAATGAAAATCCACAAGAGCAACGTTTGGTAACACGTTTGAATGGTTTAGTTGTATCTGGACGCACGCGGACACATTTTGACTTTTTGCGTTTAAAATTACATTTACAACGTTTTAACACCCGTTCATATTCATCCATATATTAAATCCTATATAAAAATTAATACATTTCTGCCCATTCTAATAATTGTTTATCAGTTAGTTTTTCCTTAACCAATAAGTCATTCAATATTTCTTGTTTATCTTCTTTGGGTATATCATCTATATATTTTTTCTGTTCTTCGGTAATATTAAGTTTTTTATGCTTCATTAATATCAAACACGTAGTTAATTGTGCTTTGGTCATTTGATTAACACCTTTTTCTAAAGATTTTCGCAAAGGTGTCGTTAATGGTTTTCTAGATGATTCAAGAATTTGGTTATATGAACCCCAAAAATCATGAAATACCGGATATTTTTTCTTGGCTAATTCCATAACTTCCATACGATTTACCTCCATTATTAAATTATCACGAACAAATTCATGAGGATACTCGTTGAACAGAATAACATATTTATAACAATTTATTTTTAGTGTGCTACCTTTTACAAATAGTGTATTGTATATACGTAACATTAAATTTTCCCATGTTATATTTCTGCGTAACAAATCATTTTTTAATGTATCTTTACTAACAGAACTTATCTTTGCACCATTCGGTATCATTACAGGATTATAATCTATCGTAATATAATTATGATACATAGTTACAAATTGAGGGTGTAGAGCATCTACTTGTTTATCTAGTTCGTTAATATCGGCAACTGTCATGGAATATCCTGTATCGGATTCTACAATGGGTTGTTGCGGTTTAAATTTTTTGCTGGTTTCACTCATTGTGTCTAAAATTAATTTTTGTGCATCTAAAGTATCAAATTTACTACGTGCTTCATTGGTTCCAGCTTTAATATCAAAATCTGGACCTAAAAACTTTTGTAATTCTTTTGCCATTTGAAATGTATAACCGCGTATTACATTTTTAAAATATTCGGGGTTACGTTTTCCGATATCTAAACATTGTTGAATAATATCTCGTGTATTGAGTGTTGGATTTAATAACGTAGTTTCCATCATAAACATGGACCACAATTGACAATATCCATGCTCTCTTTCTCTTGAAGGTAACATATTTTCTATTCCTTGGAATCCGCGAATATTAGGGCATATTTCATAAGGTGTTTTATATTTTGGTGTGTATTCTCGTAATGCTGGAGAAAGTTCTTCTTCAAACAAACGTTTTAATTTTGAATTTAATGCATAATCATTAATATTTTCTATTCCAGTTTCTTGTCCGTGTGGTTCAAACCGTTCTATTGTTTTTTTAAATGGTCGGTAGATTAATATATTCACATGAGCATCTTTAACTGAATCTGTAATATGTAAAGTAATAAAAATTAATTCTGACCCGCGTAAAACACATTGTTTCATTTGATGACCCAAATTAGGTGGATAAGTTAGGTTATTGGCATTAAAATAATAATTTAATACGGCATCATTACGTAAATGAAATGCATCTTTAAATATGGAACAATCGTTTGCATATTTTCTTAATAAATAAATATAGATAAAAATCATATATCTACCTGCTTTATATCGGGCATCATGTAATTGATTTCCTTCCTTTTCTATAACATTCATATACTCGGCTAAAGTATAAGGTGCTGGTTTTGCTTGAGTTATATCAGGTGCAGGTAATAAAACTTCTACTTTTTCTTCCATTGGTTTTACATCTTTGATTGGTGTGGGTTCTTTATCATCAGTAGGTAATAAAATACATCGGTTTCTATATTTTTTAGTTCCATCTGGACATTTTACACATTTTTTGGTTTTATAATTATATTCAAATGTGGGAGGACATTTTTTACCTTCTCGTGCAATTTCAATTAAAGGTTGTAAGACCTGAACCTGTTTTGGTATAACAGCAGGTATACATTCATTGGTAGATTTATTATACCTAAATCCACAAGTGCAACGTTTTTGAACACGTTTGTAAGGTGCAGTTTCAGCAGTTGGATCTGGTCTCACGCGTACACATTTCGTTTGTTTGCGTTTATAATTACATTTACACCGAGTCACTCTATCATATTCATCCATACAGTATAATTATATTTTTTATTGAATAGATTGGAATTTTGCAAAAGAAATTAAAGAAAAAATTAATAAGATTAAAGGTACTAAAAATATTTTCCTGATATAGAAATAAGTTAATGCTAGATTATTTATTTTATACATTATCTAAATAATTAACTAATAATAAATTTATTTAAAGTATGTATATATATATACATATGAATTTTCCTGAAAGTTTTGATTTGAATATTTATAAATCTAAAAACATTGATTTACAAAACATGAATTCAGAACAATTAATAACTCATTATGAAACTTATGGAAAGAAGGAAGGAAGAATATGTAGTAATATTGTAAATAGATATGATTTAAAATCATGTATTACTACTAATATGTTATGTTTAGAAATTGGACCTTTTGATAATCCAGTTTTATCTGGTCCTAATGTTAAATATTTTGATGTTTTAGATTCAAATGATTTAAAATCACGTGCATTAAAAATTAATAGAATAAATAATTTAAATAATATACCATATATAGATTATGTAAATGAATATGGTGATTTATCAATAATACCAGAATTATTTGATATAGTATTATCTTGTCATTCAATTGAACATCAACCAGATTTTATTGAACATTTAAATAATGTTTCAAAATTATTAAAACCTAAAGGATATTATATTATAATTTGTCCAGATAAAAGATACTGTTTTGATCATTTTATAAAAGAATCAACAATAGCTGATATTATATTTATGAATAAATCTAAACATCAAAAACATACAATTAAATCTGTTATAGAACATAGAGTATTAACTTGTCATAATGATTGTATAAGACATTGGAATAATGATCATGGTAATCAAACTATAGATGAAAATTATAGTAGATTATTAGATAGTATTAAAGAATATGAAAATTCTACAGAATATTTAGATGTACATTCTTTACAATTTACTCCAACATCATTTAATAAAATTATTAATTTATTAAATAAAAACAATTTTATTGATTTGAAAGTTCATCAGATTTATAATACATTACATAATACAAATGAATTTTTTGTAATTTTACAAAAAAATTAATTTAGACATTTTTAGATTTAATAATTTTATAGCCCTATTGATATAAAATTATTATTATTATATATTCAATAATGGTCTCGTCCGAACACATTTTGTTTGGTTGCGTCTATAATTACATTTACACCGAGTTACCCGATCATATTCATCCATACAGTATAATTATATTTTTTTATTGAATACATTGGGTAGCAAGTCGGTCGGCTTCTCGGTTGCCAATAGAATGAACATCTTCATTGGTGGTATGCGCGGAAACATGTAAAAGTGTAATAGAATGTTGTTTTACTAAAGTGAATACTTCTTTCACTAATTCAACGTTGGGTATATCGGCCGCCCATTTTTTCTTTTGACATTTTTCACCAAAAGAACCGGCACATAACATTGTATATTTGGAATCGGTATAAATGCCGATTTTTTTATCGTAACTGTCAGATAAAAGTTTAATGGCTTCAATCACAGCAGTAAGTTCGGCAACATTATTGGTTATTTTACCAGAAGTGATTCGTTTGCTTACATTTTTCGGATTTCCTTCACTGAAAAAAATACCATACCCGGCAACAGCATGTTTAGAACCATTTTTACTGCATGCTCCGTCGGTATAGACAATAATTTCTAACTTAGAATCATCGCTATCACCAACAATATTGGAAGGTCCATTTTGCCGAAAGTCTTCGGCCTCAGCTAAAGTTTTAAATTTCTTGTATTTGGGTTTTGTGTGAATATGTTTTTTGCATTCATCCCATGTAGTATAAACATCACTTTGTATATGACCTGTATAAGTAGCGTAATAAGGCATATACAAAGTATATATAATTATCATTAAATCAATATTTATTTTCTATATTTTTTTGAACGCCGATTGCGTTTTTTTCCGCCTCTAGTATTAATATTCCTACTATTTCTGTATTCTGCTTCTCGGTTTTCAATTGCAGTTATATTAATAAAATTTTTAGATCCAGGAACACATTCAACGCTTATTTTATTTCCATCGGCAAGATCAATATTATATGTTATACTTTCTACTATTCCTTCTCTGCCATCATAACTAACTTTATTTCCTACTTTTGGAGTATAACTATCGCAATATAAATTTTTAACTAACGCCGCCATATATAATAATAATATTATATTTCTTAATAATATTAACATAAATAATGTTTCCATGTTAATTCAGATTTTATATATTCAATTCTGGTTTCAGTTGCTGTTAAATTAATAAAATTTTTAGATTTGGGAATACATTCAACATTTATTTTATTTCCATTAACATTAATAGTGTAGGTTATATTTTCTACTATTCCTTCTGTATTATCGTATATAATTTTATCCCCTACTTTTGGAGGATATAAATTACAATACAAATCAAATTGTGTTTCTCTTTCTTTTGTCATAATAAAATAGTATAAAATAATATGGATAATACAAAAAAACGAATGTTATTGTTTTTGGTTGGGTGTATTGGAACACGATTATTGTTTGTATATATAGCAAAAAATAGTAGTGTTCAGATATTGAAATATTTAGGTTATTTAGCTTTACTTCCTGCCATTGGGTTCATATATATTTTCTTAACTGGTTCGCGAAAAACAGGAGCAGAAGTATTTGGTGAAAAAATTTGGTGGAATAATTTACGGCCGTTGCATAGTTTGCTTTATTTCGTATTTTCGTATAATGCTATTCAAGGCAATAAACAATCGTGGTTATATTTGTTGGCGGATGTAACAATAGGGTTGACGGCATGGATATTCCACCATTTATTTTTTATTTCTTTCTAAAATTCGTGTGCTGACATTTGCATGAAAAGGTAATTCTACGTTTTCTTGCGCATTGAAGAATAAAGGGGATGGCCGATATTGCTGTAAATCACGAGCATTCCATACAGGGTGGGTTGCTCTAGGTTGGCTTGTAATTTCAGGCGTATAATCAGGATAAGAAAGAGGTGTAGTGGATAAATGATAGGTAGGAGGATTCCTAGATAATTTATAATGCAATCCTTTTAATTCGCTGTCTACTTTAATACGGTCTTGATGTAAATTTGCTCCCCATTTCTGTAATATAATTTGCGGGTCATTAATAAAAGGTGGGCGTTCACCATTACCGGGTTGGTTTAAATAATACATTCCTTGGTCGGTGCTTTCTTGCAAACGTTTCATTACATTGTTAGAATCATCATATAATCTAGTAAACGCCATATAATATAAAATATTATTTTAAAAAATAAATACTTTATAAATATATGTTAACCATTGAACATATAAAAAAGGATAAATCTACAACTAAGATTGAAATTCCTATATATGGCGATGATACAATTGAAATGATAAAATACAAACTTAGCCAATATTTAAGTTGTGAAATAGAAGATGTTTATATATTTGCTAAACAAAATCGTTCAATTACATTGCATACCATATATGAAGAAATGTTGAAAAAAACGGATAAAATAGTAAAACATGACGTAGAACATATATTAGAAGATTTATCCATGTCTCATTTAATGAAACGTGTCCCAAATAAAAAAATGTTTACGTATGATGATTTATTAGAATTGATAGATATACCTTTACATGAAATACCTATATTTATCCCGATAGGGCATGTATTACGTGAATGTGTAAATCCATTAGTTTGTAAACAAAAAATGGCTTTTAACCGATTTGCTTATATCAATACAAATTCTCTTCCTAACCAATTACAAAAAACATTATTGTTGGAATATTTTCCATTTATAGACCAAACATTATATGTAGTAGATAGTGTTCAAGTGTCAGATGCAACTATACGAAGTTCTTATTTTTTGAAACTTGACCCTGACCCCAATATAAAAGAAATAAATCAACTCATAGAAGAGAAAAAAGAATTACATAGACAATTTAAAGAATTACCTACAACGAGTAAAATTCAAACGATACGATTTACTATTTTACCTACACATCAAGTGCATATTTCTGCCGAATCTATTTTTAATTTATTGCATGCCGATACAACAAATAAAATGATACAATATTTTACAGGGGAAACTATTATTTATAAATTATATACTACACAACAAGATAGATATAATCATAAAATTCCAGAATTACATCCTGGGTATATTGACCAAGAAGGTGATAAAGATAATATTAAAAGTCGGTCAGTTTACATTTATTCTAATGACCGTGATAATTTAATTATATTATATGAAAATGGGTCTATTGTAGTTCATTTGCGTAGAGTAAAAAAAACATTAATGATACAAGATTTAAACGATGAAATAAATGCTATTTTATTGCCAGTATTGAATACAATACGCGAACCTATTTATCAATCTGGATATATGTATCCATGGAATGAAAAAAGTAATATATTGGAATCTAATGTGTTCAATGTAAAAATAAATATACTGGATTATATTGTTGATTTTGGATTATCTGTAAATTTAAAAAATAGTAATTTCAAGGATATTACAACGATATATACTGATTTATCTCACCAAAATAACGGTGAATTTATATATAATTATGTTTCGGAACATAATCCAAATAATTTATACAATTATGTAGTGAAATATATTTCTACTAAGTTGCCAACAAAAGCAAGTATTATAGACCGTTTGCAAACTATTTTTAATATATCTAACAAAGATGCAACGCAAATGTATGCAGACAATATTCCTTTACAAGAACAATCTAAACAACAAATTATTCGTTCAGGATTTGATGGAATGTTGAATGCACACAATATTATTATTTATGGAATTCCAAATATTCATTATTTAGATTCTATTCAATATAATTTAAAATGCGTTGCTGCTATACTTGAACGTGAAGTTGTAAACCCAAAAATAAATAAAATCCAATTTAAAGAACTGCCTGCTCCGTTGCCTGTTGCTCCCAAGCCTGCTCCGTTGCCTGTTGCTCCTGCTCCGTCTCCAGTTATTGTGGAGCGGCCTGATGAGGCTCCAGAACCTGCTCCGTTGCCTGTGGCTCCAGAACCTGCTCCGTCCCCAGTTGTTTCTCCGACACCAATACGAGCCGATGAAATACAATTGGTAGATGAAGATGAAATGGAAATGGGAGGCGGTTCTAATGAACTTAAACTGCGGAATACTAACTTTGCAGTGGCAAGGCTACAAGATATGTATGAAAAATTACGGAAAGATTATGTATCTAAATGTCCTACTGCTTATGTTCCTATTATTATTAAAAAATCTGAATGGGAAAGTGAAAAGTATAAAGAGTATAGAAATAGAATTGAAACTTACGAAAATCCCGAAAAATATTTTTTAGTCAAAGACGACCAAGTTATTTTGTGTCCTAAATATTGGTCGTTTAAAAAACGCAAAGCATATGTGGATAAAGCCGATATAGAACAACCTTTTGATGAATCTAAAGATTTATTAACCTATATAAATTCAAAAGGCGTAAAAGAAATTGTTATATCACAACACGGAGAATATATGGAATATCCCAATTATTTTGCAGACAATCCAGAAAAACCAGATAAATATCCAGTATTTAAAATGCGAAAAAAATACGAAGATACAGTCCCATGCTGTCAAAGTATTATTCATGAAGACAAAACTACGCCCAAAAAAGATGAAAAAACAGAAAAACCTGCAAAGAAATCAGAAGATTTAAAAACAAACCAGTATATTGTTGACAAATTAGACCCCATAGATGCACAACTTGGTGTATTTAAATACGGATATTTATCCGAACCTTTACGCGTTTTATTTCGGTTAGATAAAAGTGTTTTCCAAAAATCAAAAGCAACTAACCCGCAAGAATTATTGCGATGGGGAGTTCCTAACCGCCAATATTCTTTTTTATCCACAATGCATATTGTCTATAATTATACACATACACCTATTCAATTCAAAGAATATCTGCACTTATTTAAACGCGAATTCCCCTATGTTCAAAATGGGAATATAATACGAAAATATAAAAAATTTCAAAAATTCTTAGATGATATTGATAATATTACACATGAAGAAGCATGGGAATTCGTTTCCCAAGTAAATGAAATAAACCTTATTATATTTAAACATAATATAAATTTTGTTGAACTTGTATGTCCAGTGAATATATATGAACCTGAAAAATTCAAAGATAAAAAGTGTGTTATGCTCTATTATTTTGAAGACAACAATTGTTATGAACCCATTATACAAAAACCTCAATATAAAAATGATATATCTTTTTTATTTGACACAAAAAATGAATATATACAACATGTTTTACATATTATAAAAGATAAATACAAAAAAAACTGCAACCCTTCTTATGAATATTCTCTAGAAGATGGGTTTATACCAACACACCCTCTGTTGTCAAGTGAATTAGTTGATAAATTATCGGAAGAATATGAGAATATACAACAAGTTGTCCATTATGATAAATGTATTGGATTTATTATAGATAATTTTTTTATTCCATGTTTTCCAAGTCAAAAAATATTAGAAATGGAAATAGTAAAAAAACCAACACTGAATACGGTTAAATCTACCATCACTTTTTTAAATGAAATAAATAAATTAGATATTGCATGTAAACCTCTATATAAAGTAATAGATAAAACCAATTTTATTACAGGAATATTAATAGAAACGTTCCAATATGTTCCATGTATTTCTACCAAAAATGTTCCTTCTATTCCATTACTATCTTATTATGGCAATTTGAAAGATGAATATATGGTTATACCGCCTGATATGGTACATGAAGATACAAAACGTATTCAAAACGTAAATCGTATTAAATACGAACAATATAGTTATATTTACATCAAAAATAAATTAATGAATCAACTTAATTTGCATGAAAATGTAAAAGACCGTAAAGAAATAAAACGAATTGTCAATTCATCTGATTCCTATGAAAATAAATTATATGGTATACATGCGATTATTGAACGTATCATGCAGACACATTTTAGAGATAGTATAGAATGGATAGATGAAATTAAAGATGAATATATACATTATTTTATACAGCAATGTCCAAATGGATTTTGTCAAAATATAGATAAGGTATATTTATCTAAAACCAATTTGGTTACTCATGAAAAAAATGATTATTATAAACGATTAGCAGATGAAATTATTCGTAATAAACAAGTAGAATTATTTGTATTAAAACCAGAATTTCAATTTAGTATTCCGTCCGAATTAAATGAAAATGAATTAATTTTAGATAAAAATATTCTTCGTTTATATTTAGATAATTTAGATAAACCGTATCGTTATTCTAGAACATATGATAATGCACAAATACGCAAACCAAATCAATACAAAATTCTTCCTTTTAGTGCTAAAAAATTATCATGGAAAGTAATAATTACGGAATAGATACATATTTTTTATATCATAATCGTATATGAATATGATATATTTTATTGTAGGCATTGTAATTGTATTCTGTGGTATTATATCTTATTATTTGTATAAAAAGTTTAATAAACCCAAACAAGAAGATACGCCTGTAAATACAGCGGACGTATATTATTTTTATACCACATGGTGTCCCTATTGCACCAAAGCAAGACCTGAATGGAACAAGTTTAAAACACATTGGAACAATAAAAAAAAGAATGGATACACTCTTTTATTTTCAGAAATTGATTGTGACAAGAATGAATCATTATCTAGTAAATACGAAGTAGAAACATACCCATGTATTAAACTGATTAAAGATGGGAAAATATACGATTATGATGCCAAACCAACGATTGAAAATTTAAACACGTTTGTAAATTCTTGCTTTAATTAAATTATACATATGTAAATGATGAAGCTGCTCGTATTCCATTAAAATCAACTGACCCTGCATTCGTATAAGCTCCCATATTAGGTAAAAGTATCCAATCCCCTACGGTTATATCTTTTGGAAAATATTGTTCTCCTATGGTGTCATAACTATCGCATGTTGGACCAAAAACATTCATACATTTATAATTATAAATAGGACTAACTTCTTCTTTGTAAATACGTTTTGTTAATAACGGCATCTTCCAATGGTCACGGTGAAAACAATTCAATTCGTGATACACTCCATTGTCTAAAAATATTCCTTTTGAAGTTTTTGCAATCACTTGAATAGCCAAATGGTGAGATGGTTCTGAAAAATACCTTCCTGGCTCGGCAATCATGGTATAAGGCAACTCTTTTGTCCATCCAAGTGCATTTAATAAGTCTGTATCATATAATAACCCTCCACCCATATTTAATATTAATTTTTCTTTATTGAATAGTTGAATATATTTTAATAGAGGAATTGCATTTTTATAAATTGTTTGTTTAAATGCATCTTTTCTTGAAAAATTTCCACCCGACCCAATATGAAATGAAACTCCTTTTATCACATAATTATATTTCAATGCTAAATGTATAATATCGTATATTTCTTCTTTGTTTGCTCCAAATTTAGAATCAAACTGAATATTGGCATCATGTATATCACTATTGATTCTAATTAATAATGGACATTTTATATTATTTTCATGCAATAACTCTAATTCACAAATAGAATCAACCACTTTTAAATGAAATACACAATTTCTCATTTCATATGGAATAGTATGTGGATTTGTATAAATCGTATTGGATAATGGTGTATGCGTTAATGCAATAGTCGTTTCTTTTCTAGAAGAAATATCTAATCCAATATTGAATAATTTATATTGCATAAGGTCGCTCAATAAATAAGGCAATGGATTTGATTTTACTGCATAATATGGTTTTATCCATGGAAGTTGAATTGCCCATTTGGATGCTTGTTGAAGTAATGCTGGTTTATCATATATCCATCTTATTTTATTAAATTTGTTGTAATTATTTAATGCTACATTTACACCAAATAAAGATGTAGTATAGATTTTCATAGATTATGAATATTATAATATTTATTTAATATCTTTTTCATTTGATTAAATATGCGTAATTCTTATTACACCTTTTTACATTCAACGCCGATTTTTAATTATTAAATAATATACATTTATGTCCGGGATATTATTTAGGAAAACTATTTTAGTTAATTTTAGTTAAACAATATAAAATAAAATATTAATATACTATATAACTAAAATGGGTAAATATAGTTGCGAAAAATGTGCTAAAACCTTTTCTCAAAAATCACACTACGATAAACACTTAACTCGT